GAGCAACTAACAGCTAACTTTCATGATGAAATAATATTAGAAATAAAGAAAGGTAATAGAGATAAGTGTGTTAAATTGTTAGAAAATAGTGTACAAAAAGTAAATAATATGTTAAGTTTAAACCGAGAGTTGCGAATTGACATTCAGTTCGGAAATACTTATAGCGATATTCATTAAGGAGAATGATATGGGAATTGAAAGATTAACAGTAAAAACATCTGGTGGTGACAAGCTCACCTACGATAACTTAGAAGCAGGAGAGTACGAAGCAAGGTTAATTTATGTTGCGTCTTTGGGTATGCAAAAGCGTAGTCCATACAAAGATAAAAAAGAACTAAGTAACTGTCAGCAAATTGCATTATGTTTTGAAGTGCTTGGTTCAACTGTAGAGTTGAATGGTGAAACACAGCCAAGAACTCTTTGGACTAATTCAATTAATATTTTTTCTAACATGAGTAGTATGGGTAACGAGCTTCCTATGTACAGAGCATTTGTTCCTACTGCACCAGAAGACTCTTTACCTGATTGGGAAGCACAGTTAGGTAAACCAGTTAGTCTTACTGTGGGTCAGAAAGAAAGTAAAGGAAGGCTGTTTGACAAGATAACAAATGTTTCTGCTATACCTTTAAAGTATCAAGATAAAGTACCCGAAGCTGTTACAACCGAGTTTTCTGCTGGTGGCTCTGAAGAACTTGACTCAGCTGCTATTAAAAACTTGAGGGGGTATCAGAAAACAGCTCACGAAAATCGTATCAGACAAAACACTACTCCTACTAAACAACCACAACCAGTAGTAGAAGAAGAAGTTTTTGATGATGCTGTTCCGTTCTAAATGAAAGCCCTCATTGATGGTGACATCATAGCTTACAGGGTAGGCTTTGCTTGTCAGAAGAAGGATAAGGAAACGGGGTTAGTTACTGCTGACCCTTTACCTTATGCTCTCCATTCTACTAAGCTCTATGTCAATCAGATAATAGACGACTGTGGCTGCAACAGCTACACCATATACCTCACACCTAAGACAACCTTTCGTAACAAAGTAAGAGATGACTACAAGGGCAATAGGAAAGACATTGCCAAGCCAGTTCATCTTGATGCTATCCGTACCTACCTAGTGAATATTTACAAAGCTAAAGTGGTAGATAATATAGAAGCTGATGATGCGTTAGGTCTTAAACAAGACTCCGATACTATGATATGCAGCATAGATAAAGACTTATTGATGTGTGAAGGCAATCACTACAACTTTGTAAAGAAGGAGTTTCAACAGGTAACTAAAGAAGAAGGCACAAGATTTTTTTATCAGCAAATGATAACTGGTGATAGTGCGGATAATATCTTAGGCATTAGAGGTCTTGGTAAGGTCAAGGCAAGCAAGCTATTAAAGGATACCGCAAGAAAAAATTGGGATAATATGTTGCTTGATTTGTACATACAAGAGTTTGGCTACGAGGAAGGTCGTAACAGATGTGTACAAAACAGTCAGCTATTATGGATACTACAAAAAAACAAACAAATGCCAATGGATTTTAGTTATGAACAAGTACAGAAGTAAGTATGAAGCTAACATAGCTAAAGATTTAAAAGCTAGAAGAATTAAATTTGAGTATGAAACTATAAAGATACCTTACTATTTAAGTAAGAAAGGTAGATGTAGTTTCTGTTCATCTAGTGTAGTGTTTGTTCACAAGACCTACACCCCAGATTTTATAATAGGTTCACTTATTATTGAGGCTAAAGGAAGGTTTTTGCCTTCCGATAGAAAAAAACATTTAGTTATCAGGGAAGCAAATCCAAATTTAGATATTCGTATGTTGTTTATGCGTGACCAGTGGTGTACTAAAAAGAAAAGAAAAAGATATTCTGATTGGTGTAACGACCATAATATTCCTTTTGCTTTTGGTACAGCATTACCTAAGTCTTGGTTAAGGGAGTCAAGAAAATGAAAGATATAATGGATACACTTTTTTGTGTTTCTTGTGGTACTTGTAACCCCGAATACAAAGTAATTAAAGGTATGAAAGTTTGTAAAGGCTGTAGAAACTTTAGTGCTTTAGGTGCAGTCTTATCTGTCTATGAAATGATAGATATATTTAATGACTTACAAGTGCAAAGGGTTTTACCTGAAAACTTTTTTAGTGATAGATTAAAACAATCTTGTGATAATGAAGAAATTGATTTTGATGATGATTTACTATCAGTAGAGCAAGCTATTGCGAGGGAAGATGCTATGAGAGATATGTTGTATATAGATGATATTTATGACATAGACGAGGAGCGTTAGTGGAACAATTAAAATTGTTTCCAAATGATAGAGTAATTAGCTGGTTTAGTTGTGGAGCAGCAAGCTCTTACGCTACTTATCTTGCTCATAAAAAATATGGTAGTAGATTAGAAGCTGTTTACTGTCGTGTTAAAGAAGAACATTCAGATAATATGCAGTTGGTTAAAGATTACCAAGTTGCAACTGGCATACCAATTAAAGTTATTGGTGATAAGTCAATGAACTATTCAATTTATAATGTGTTTAGAAAAAGAAAGTTTATTAAGGGCGCACAAGGCGCACCATGTACAATGATTTTAAAGAAAGACCAAAGAAAAAAATATCAAAAGGAAGGTGATGTTCAAGTTTTTGGTTATACTGTTGAAGAACAAAATAGGGTTGATAGATTTATTGATTCTAATAACGAAGTAGATACAGATTTTATATTAGTAAATAATGAGATTACTAAAAAACAATGTTTAGATTGGTTTACATCAACAGGGTTAAAGCTACCTCGTATGTATGAACTAGGTTATTCAAATAATAATTGTATAGGTTGTGTTAAGGGTGGTATGGGTTATTGGAACGCTATAAGAAAAGATTTTCCAAAGCACTTTAACAAAATGGCAAAGCTAGAAAGAGAGATAGGACATTCAGTAAACAAAGATAAAGAAGGTGCAGTATACCTTGATGAACTAGACCCTAACAGAGGAAACTTTGTTCGTGATTTACCAGAAGATTGTGGATTTACTTGTGAGTGGAAAGAAGATAAGGAGTTATTATGAAGATATGCGTGATACCAGATACACAGGTTAAGCCTGATGTACCACTAGACCACTTGCTGTACGCAGGTAGGTACATAGCATCTAAGAAACCAGATGTTATCGTAATGATAGGTGATTGGTGGGATATGGAATCTCTCTGTTCATACGATAAAGGTAAGGCATCTTTTGAAGGTAGGAGATATAAGAAGGACATAGATGCAGGTAACTTGGCTATGGACTTGTTCTTACAACCTATCAAAGCAGAGCGTGAAAGACTAAAGGTAAACAAGAAGAAGCAGTGGAAGCCTCGTATGGTATTTACTATTGGCAACCATGAACATAGGATTGAAAGAGCCATAGAAGATAACGCTATGCTAGAAGATACTATAGGCTACCATGACCTTAACCTAGATGATTGGGAAGTAGCTGACTTCTTACAGCCTGTCATAATAGAAGGTGTAGCCTTTAGCCATTACTTTACTACTGGTGTTATGGGTAGACCTGTGACCAGTGCTAGGGCTATGCTCACTAAGAAGATGATGTCATGTGTGATGGGTCATGTACAAGATAGGGATATAGCTTATGGTAAACGAGCAGACAACGCTAGACTTACAGGATTGTTTGCTGGTATGTATACACAACATGATGAAGGGTATTTAGGCAATCAAGGTAACAGTTCTTGGAAAGGTATCTGGTTGTTAAACGAAGTAGACAATGGTAGCTTTGATGAGTTACCTGTATCACTAAACTATTTAAAGAATAAATATGGAGGATAAAATGAATAAGATTGTTAATGGTGTTAGCAGTTTTCAGTGGGGTGGAGACCATTATAGAAAGCTACCTATACAAGTGTGGGATTTTATTGCTGCTAACAAACTAGATTACTTTCAAGGTAATGTTATTAAGTATGTATCAAGATACAAAGCTAAGAATGGTTTAGAAGATTTAAAGAAAGCTAGACATTACATAGATAAAATTATTGAGAACGATTACACGAGGACTGTGCCATGCCCACCACAAAAGGAAGCTGGTCAAGAGTAAAAGATAAGAAACGATTTGACAATAACTACGATAAAATATTTGGAGTAAAAGATGAACCAGTACCAACAGTACATAGCCCTATCAAGATACGCAAGATGGATACCAGAACTAAACAGAAGGGAAACTTGGAAAGAAACAGTTGATAGATACATGACTAATGTTGTATCTGATAAGGTAAGTAAAGATACTTACAAGCAACTAGAAGATGCAATCTATAATCTAAATGTCATGCCAAGTATGAGGGCAATGATGACTGCTGGTAAAGCTATGGAACGAGATAACACTTGTGCTTACAACTGTAGCTACTTGGCAGTAGATGACCCTAAATGTTTTGATGAAGCAATGTTCATCTTATTATGTGGCACTGGTGTAGGTTTCAGTGTTGAGCGTCAGTACATTAGTAAGCTACCAGAAGTACCAGATGAGCTGTACAACAGCGATACTACTATAGTGGTTAGTGATAGTAAGGAAGGGTGGGCTAAAGCCCTTAGACAGCTAATCTCGCTGTTGTATGCAGGTGAAATACCAAAATGGGATACACACAAAGTAAGACCAGCAGGTGCTAAGTTAAAAACTTTTGGTGGTAGGGCATCTGGTGCTGAACCATTAGAAGATTTGTTTACCTTTACTTGTGAAACATTTGTAGCAGCAAAAGGTAAGAAGCTATCTAGTATTCAATCCCATGACTTGATGTGTAAGATTGGAGAAGTGGTAGTAGTAGGTGGTGTTCGTAGGTCAGCTATGATTTCTCTATCTAATCTATCTGATGATAGAATGCGTCACGCTAAGTCAGGTGATTGGTTTGTCTTAAACCCACAACGAGGATTAGCTAATAATTCTGTATCGTACACAGAGAAACCAGATATGGAAACCTTCCTTCGTGAATGGACTGCCCTTGTAGAATCTAAGTCTGGTGAGCGTGGTATCTTCTCTCGTGTTGCTGCTAAAAAGCAAGTAGCTAAAAATGGTAGACGTGACCCTGACCATGAGTGGGGTACTAACCCTTGCTCTGAGATTATTTTAAGACCTAATCAGTTTTGTAACTTAACAGAAGTTGTAGCAAGAAGTAATGACTGCCAAAACGTCTTACAAGAGAAGGTCAGGTTAGCCACTATTTTAGGCACAATACAATCTACTTATACTAAGTTTCCTTACCTAAGAAAGATATGGCAACGAAACACAGAAGAAGAAAGGTTGCTTGGTGTATCCTTGACGGGTATCATGGACTGTAACATTATCAGTTCTTATGATAATGCAAAAGTAATCTTAGAGGATTTAAAAAGTGTTGCTATTAAAACGAATAAAGAATTTAGTAAAAGATTGGGGATTCCACAATCTGCTGCTATTACTTGTGTTAAGCCCTCTGGTACTGTTAGCCAACTCGTTGATGCTAGTAGCGGGATTCATACTAGACATAGCCAGTTTTATATACGAACAGTTAGGGGTGACAACAAAGACCCCCTCACAAGATTCTTAATAGACAGTGGTGTACCAGCAGAGCCTTGTGTTATGAAGCCTGATACTACTACTGTGTTTAGCTTCCCTACCAAAGCACCTAAAGGGGCTGTAACTAGAGATGACTTAAATGCTATTGAACAACTAGAAGTATGGTTGATGTATCAAAGACATTGGTGTGAACATAAGCCAAGTGTTACTATTACAGTAAGAGAGCATGAGTGGTTAGAGGTAGGAGCATGGGTGTTTAAACACTTTGATGAGATGAGTGGTGTATCATTCCTTCCTCACAGTGACCATTCATACAAGCAAGCACCCTATCAAGAGATAGAGCAAGACGAATACAAAGAACTTAATAAGTTGATGCCTAAAAATATTGATTGGGAGAAACTATCTGAGTATGAAGTAGAGGATACTACTGTTGGTTCACAAACTTTAGCTTGTTCTGGTGATAGCTGTGAGGTTGTAGATATAGGAGCATAAAGAAAGGGGGCAATTAAGCCCCCTCTTTTTTAGTACCCTTTAGGTTTTGATTTCTTCTTCTTCATCATGCACTCCTTTTTGGTTTAGTGTGTGTTAAGTATTCACTACTAGCAGTATGTTTAGCACCTGTCATTAACCTACCATTATGCTTATGAGTCTTACCTGTGTACAACTTACCATTCTTCTTATAATGTTTTTTGTTTCTCATGCTTTCTTCCTTTTCCTACCACTAGCTGTTGTTGACCACTTAACTCTTTTAGAGCTAGTCTTTTTTTTGGCTTCAGCTTTAGTTATCTTTGATGCAACCTTCTTAGGTCTACAAGCAGGGTAAGGTCTTTTAGAATCTTTCTTCTTACGACCACAAGGTTTACCAGTTTTAACATCAATCCACTGCTCATTGAACCACTTACCTAATCCACCTTTCTTTGTCTTACTTTTTTTTGCTGGCATTTTTTTTCTTCACCTTATTGTTACCACCTTTCCAGCCACCACCTCTTGCTTTGTACCACTTAGCAGCCCAAGCATTAGCGTATGCTGACGGATAAACCTTAAACTTTTTCTTAGCCTCGCTCTTAGCTCGTGACCACAGAGCTGGCTTTGTAGGTATTGCTTTAGCCATATAAACTCCTTGTTACCACTTAACTTTGTCAGCCCAGTAAGCTGCTGAACATTTACCTTTAGCTATGTTCTTAGCGTGTCTAGCTTTAAATGATTTACGTTTAGCTTTCATTCTAGCAGAGTCACCAGCTTTAGCTTTACCAGCAGTCTTAGCACCTTGTTGTCCAAACCTAATAGTCTTAGGCTTACCATCACACATAGCTACAACTACATGAGATTTAGTAGGGTGGTTGGGTGTACGCTTTGGTTTGTTATAACCTGATACACCTATTCGTTTTAAAATAGAATCTTTAGGCATTATCTATCTCCCCTAATTCTTTTTATAAAAGTTTCTTTTTTAACAAGACCTTTATTACTAGCCCTTTTAAATTCTGCATCACCTTTTATCTCAAAGTATCTTACTTGTTTGTCTGCACTCAAACCTTTTATAAGTCTATCTATAGAAGATAAGCCTAATGCTTTGTCTTTTATATCTTGTTTAAATCGACTTATTAATTTTTTACGAATGAATGGGTCATCAGAGTAGTCTATAATTTTCTTAACAACATTTTCATTATTTTCTTTAGCTGCTGTTGATAGTTCGTCAAATATATCAGAGATGTTTACTGCTGGTTCGTAATCCATAGGTATAAACTGGTCTTCCATAATACCCAAAACTGTTAAACTATCTAAACCTGTGTCTTTTAATATCTCTACTACATCATCTGTTTCAAGCTGTTCAAGATTTGACAAGTTGTTTTTATGATTAATTAGAACTTTAACATTGTTTTTTAAGATAGTATTATTTTTATTATATAAGTCGTTTCTTTGACCTTCAGTTAATTTACCACCTTTTACTCTACCATTGTATTCGTTTTTTAAATTAGTTACATTAACACTAGTCTGTTTAATTCTTCCGGTTGCACTTTCTTTTAACTCATAAGACTGTGACCTAAAACCGATTTGCCTTTTACCTACCTGAAGTGGTGTGTATTTAGACTCTTTATTTAACAAAGATTCTGTTAGCTTATCAAACTCTCTAATAGTACCAAGTTTCCATATCTCATTAACAACTTCAGCAACAAGCTCTCCTCTCAGAGCAGCACTACCTTCAGGCTGTTTACTTATAGGTCTGTCATATTTGTCTTTGTTTGTAAGACCTCTTGCTACACTTTGAAAAACAAAACTACCTTCTCCTGTAAAGTTTTCTAAAAAAACATTTGATATAGAGCTAAGTGGTTTGTCACTTATAGCAGCGTTAAACCCTTCTGCAAACATAGAGTGTGGTAATAAATAACTCATGTTCATATAGGTAATATCATTAGGGTCATTTTTATTTCTTTTAAAAGCTAACGATTTGTTTGAGTCAAAGTCAGGTACTACTGATTCTCTAAGTGCTTTTTCTTCTTCTGAAGTTATACCCTCTAAGTAGTTCCAACCCCGTCTACCACCTTCAGCAGCACCAAGTATTGCAATTAAAGAAGTCATTCGTTTAATACCTTCTGCTCTCATAACCTCTCTGTTTGCATTAGTCATGTCAATACCAAGCTCTTGACCAAAATTACCTCCTATCATTTGTTTAGCAAACCTAGCTTGGTTATATATGTTACGAGTAAACTCTGCTGTAAATGCTACAAACTGTGGCATAGCACCATACCTAGATAATGCTTTTATTACTGGGCTAAGTTTTTCATAATTCTGAAAGGTGTCGTTAGTTAACTTAGCTGATGCTAGTTTAAGGTCATTACCTTTTAAGTCAGGAAACATTTTACTCAAGCGTTCTTGGTTTTTAAACCACACACTGTACCTAGCTGCAATATCAGTAGCTTGATATGCTTTGGCAAAAGGTTGTATTGCCTTGTCTGCAAAACCAGCTAACCCTTCTTTGTTTTGTAATCCATTTCTAATATCAGATACATCAACATTACCAGAACTTAATCCATACTTAGAAGCGTCGTTCATCAACCTAATAAGTGCTTCTCTTTCACTAGCAGTTTTTCCACTAGCTTTTTTCTCTATTGCAGCGTATTCAGATAATGCAATTTTTAAACCTTTAGTTTACCCACCACCTCTAAAGGGATTCATTCCCATACCAGCCATTGTGGTTACACCACCAAAAAAGTTTACACCGTAAGATGGTAGGTTAAAGATAACTTTAGCTGCCTTAGATGTGCTGACTGATGTAAACCAAGCATCTCTAATAAAGTCTGTTGTCATGTCACCAGATTTTTCAGTATAAGGTTCTATATAGTTTTTATTTAAACTAAATTGAACATCATTAGGTACATACAAACCAGTTTCTAAACCACTAGGTAGTTCTAAAGGAACAGAATTATAGTTGGGTTTGTTAGGTGTAGCTATACCAGACCTACCTAAACTTTTAGCTATAGCAATATCTGCTTCATTTCTAGCTACAATTTTTCCTAGCTTGGTTATAGTACCCCTTATTCTTTCAGAAGGGTCAGTAATAAGACCCATGTATTCCATTTGTTTTGGATTAGTTTCTGGATTAAGTTTTTTACCTTTTAGTATTCCACTGTCTGGAGATACTGAAGTTGCATCTGATTTGGTAGGAGCATTATATAAAGCATTATCTTCTATATCTCTAATTGTAAGAGCTGCTTCTTTTCTTAATTGTGCATCTGTCTTTCTTGACTGAGGTGTTTGAGCATTTTTTAAGTTCTTATACACTTCTTCAACAGCAGCGTTCTTTTTCTTTACATCAGGTCGCCAGTCTTTATTGGTGTATGCTTCATACTCTTGTGTGTAATACTTTTTCTTTTTAAGGTTATCATTAGCTTCTTTTATTAAGGCTTCTTGTCCTTCTTTGTTTATTTTTGAAAAAGAAAAGTTATCAATCTGTCTTATAAAATGATTTGAATACTCTGGTATAATATCTCTAGCATATTTTAAATCACCCATAATAGATTTGTTTGCTAAACTAGAGTGTACAACACCTGTGTCAAGATAATTATTTATATGCTGCTCGCTACCTTTATTTGCTTCACTATACTTTCTTACTCTGTTAGCAATCTTAGAACCTGTTTGTTCTAAAGCCCTTACTTCATTTGTATAAGTCCAATCAGCTTCTTTTACATCTCTACCAGTATATCTAGTTGGTCTAAGACCTACATAAAATTTTCTTATTCCATTTAAGTCTTCACCTTTAGGTATGAATTTATCTTCAAACATTTTAAACAGTCTTGAAGGTGAACCTAAAGTTTTTGATAGTACATTTTTAGCATCATTCTTTTCAGTCTTAGCTATAGCTTCTATCTTAACTTTTTTACCAGATACTTCTTCAGTAGGATTTGCTAGGTTTACAAACTTAGCTGCTTCATCAGATTTAATTACACCATTAGCAATGTCAGCATCTATTTGTTCTGGTGTTTTACTAGCTATGTTTTTAGCTCCCCACCTTCCCATAACATTACTAATACCAGCAATACCACCACCAAGAGTACCACCACCTAACAGCCCAACAGCAGTTATACCTAAAAACTCTGAAGGACTAGGAAGCTCTTGTTTATCAATAAGTGAAGAAACAGTTACTTCTATACCAGCAATAGCAGCACCTCGTTTAGCTTCTGTTTTTGTTAGCTCTTTAACTACTTGCCCTTTAGTCAATGTTTGACCAGTTGCAGCAGCAGTAGCTTTAAGGCTTTTTAAAGTGTTACCAAAAGGAACCATATTAACTAAACCAGCAGCTATTGCACGACCATAAGAAAAATCTTCTCTGCCTTCTTTTGCTTGAGCTAATGCTGAGCCAGTATAACCACCAGCAAAACTTCCAACAAACCAACTTGCACCAAAAGTAAGTGGTGCTAGTGCAGCTCCAGCAGCTTGACCACTAATGGCTGCACCAATTTCAAGACCAACTCCTTGTAATACATCACCTGTACTAGGTTGGTCAGAAGTAGGTTCATCATCAACAGGCACAGTTTCTTCAGGGTCAACTTGGTTTTCAAGTTCTTTTACTGATGGTTCACCTCTAAGCTCTTTTCTTTTTTGTTCTATTTGTTCTTCTGTATAAAAGCTAGGTACAACCCCAGTTCTTTTATTACCAAACTCGTTAGTATATATAAATTCTTTTGGCATATTTTTATAAACCTTTAGGTATTAACTAAAAAAACTTTTTAAACTACCAAATAAACCTTCTTCTTCTTCTTTTTTCTTTTTCTTTTTAACAGAGGTTGTTGATTTATCAGTTTCTATTTTATTATCTTTAAGTATTTCTACTTCAGAACTATCAAGTTGTTTATCAGTAGCATCACTTACAACATCACCTATCATGCCACCAGTAGTTTCTGCACCTGCACCTGCTTCTTCTTCTGCTGTTTGTTGTGATAGTAAAAAATCGTTTCTACTATCTTTATAATCTTCACTTTGTAAAACTTTATATCTTCTTCGTAGTTTATTAGCAAATGGGTCAATCTGAACATTGGATTTAAAAATTTTTTCTTGTTGTTCAGTCATGTTTAATAAATCAAGGTCTGTTTCTATTGCATTTAGTATGCTGGTTTTAGTACCACCTTCTGGATAATATTTTAAAGTATCTTGTCTTAACTGCTGATAATCAATACCCCCAAAACCATCTCTTAGTAAATTAAACTTACCCATAATCTCATCTTGTTTTTCAGCACTATATCTTTTGGGGTCTACTTCTTCTGCATTACCTTTTTCTTTTGCTCGTTGGTATTTTTTTTCTGCTAAGTATTCATTTAGCTTACTAACACCAATGCCAGCAATAGCGGCAGCAGCTTGTTGTTGCTCATCTCTGTTAGCACCTTTTAAAAGCTCTGCCATCATTTCTTGGTTTAACTCTTTTCTTTCTCTTAGAAGTTTTGCAACCACTCCTTCAGAGCTTTCAAAAAGTTCTCTCATTGCTCCAGCCATTATCTAATCCTCGCATAATCAACTTGTAAATAACCATTAGAATCCGTACTAACTGCTTCTGGGAATACCTCTATTGCTTCTTGTGCCATAACACCAAAAGTCATTTGGTTTCCTACAAGTTTTTTAGCTTCTTCTGTCCAATCCCAGAAGTAAGTGTTTAGACCACTAGCAAGTTGTCCTACTTTTCTAATATTAGTTTTAAGTTTTTTGTCACTTTTACTAGCAGCATACGCTTTAGAACTTTCCATAACCAAGTCAGAAAAGAAACTATTTTTAGCAGGAGTACCTGCTTGAGCTAATGCAGCACCAGCTTGTGCAGAACCTTGTTGTGCAGCAGACCTAGCCTGTTCAATAGCAAGCCCTTGATTAACAAGGTCACGCTCAAGGTCAGCAACAGAACCATAAGCACCAAATGCACCTGTAAATCCACTTAACAACCTAGATAATGCTTGGTCAGAAGCTATCCTATTTATATCATAACCTTGTGCAGCTTGTTCAAATGCTTGTTGTTGTTCACCCATAGCCCTTTCTCTAGCTTCACCAGATAAGTCAGCTAATGTTTTAGACTGCGCCCTAGCTAGACCAAAAGCATCAGGTTGTACATAACCACCACCAGCACCCGTAGTTTCACCTGCTAACATTAAACCCATACGACCACTACCAAACAAATCAGATTTTAGTTGTTGTCTTTGTTGAGCAAATTGAGGCTCTAAAAGAGCAGACTGTTCAGCGAATATATCTCTAGCCCTTTGTTCTCCTGTTTCACCAAAAGAAAACTCAGGTATACCTTGTTTAGAACCTTCTAAATAACTGGTAAGAAAAGGTTGTGCATAACCTATTGCACCTTGTTGTAAGTCAACAAGTTGTGGGTCTAAAGTACGAGTAACATTAAAAGCATCACCACTGGGTGTACCAGTAGTGGTACCTACAGAACTGGTATAAGTATAAGGCTTAAACTTAACACCTTGCATAGGTTGTGCTGGTTTAGCTTTTTTACTTTTAAAGATACTACCCATTGTTACTTACTCCCTCTAACAAATATCTCTCGCTGTTTACCAAAATCATCTTGTATAACTCCATAATATTTAAATCCGTAAATGTTTAAAAACTTTGTGTGTTTTGCATCATTAACTAAGTGTTCTGCATAAATAGGTCTGTTGTTTTGTTTTAGTAAATACTCTAAACAAACTTCCATTTTTTTTCTTGTACTCTTTAACCATTTATAAACATCACAGTGTATAATTAAATATTCTTCGTATTCTTCTAAGTACAAAGTAAAAGTTTTATCCTTTACTACAGGAACTTTATCCAT